CTAAGACAAAATGAATTGGCTAACCGCTGCTTTCAAGGTTATGAGGATATTGTTGAACAGTGTTCAAGGGCATGGAACAACTTCATAGGGGATATAGAAAGAGTAAAAAGTTTATGCACTAGATGTAGGGGGGTAATCATTTCTGATAATTCACAGAGGGGATAAAAATTGACTCAAATCCTTGTTGGGTATACATTTCGTCGAATTTAATTAATGTTTAACGATAGAATCATTATTGAGAATAAATGAGCTTAATTGAGATTAAGTGATAGTTAAGTGAGTTTTTACCAGTAAGAAATGGGTGTTTAATGGTAAGAGGTGAAATGTTTTTTACCACTGAAGTGGATTAGTCATTATTATATATTTAAAAAAGAACATAACCACAACTGACAACTAAGTGCGCAAAGCTGAAGTTATCTTCAAAATACTTGCGATATATTGTCTAATAAATTATATGTGTCTTATTATTGAAAAATCTCCATAATAAGCGTTATGTTGCTCTGTTTTTTTATTTATTCACGTTGAGGCGTTAGAAACGATTTATGATTTTTGATAAATATGTTGGTTTTTTAGATGAGTTTTCAGTTAAAGTTGAAGTTTTTACTACATCTGATACTACTGTTGGTAGTGGAACTCTATCAGTTAAAAAAAATCAAGCCCCTCAAGTTGATTTTGATACAGATATATCTAGATATGCAAAACAAAAAGTGTTTATTTGTAAGTCTAAAAAGTATCAGTACCAATTGTTAGAGTGTGAAATATTTGATAATACCATTTTTCCAAATGTCTTTATTAAGGGAGAGCAAAGACGAGTTAAATTTAAAAGAATTTACCTTCTTCTTCAAGGACTATCACAATGGATGGATAGCCATGGAAGGTTTGAGTTTACTAATAGTGAAATCATTAGAAAAATAGACACTAGAACTTTTGATGCTGAAGTCGACTTAGGTGGTAAAAAGATTTCTTTAAGCAATGAACATTGGTGTGATACTAAGCATGTTAAAGATAATAATTACCAACTTAATCAATACTCACTTCTGAGAATCGAATCTAAGAACTCCTCTTGGTCTATTACTGAATTGATTGCAATAATTAGCGATATAAGGACGTTCTTTACATTACTACTTGGTCATTCGATTGGTGTCGAGTATGTACTGGATGCAACGACAAAAAGCACTAAACAGTCAATCTATTTTGTAAACGCTACAAGAGATACAAGTGAAGATATCTTGCTGAGAAAGTGCTTTGTTCCTTCCTCATTTTTATTCAAAGAAAATAAGTGGCAAGAATTATTACAAGGGTACTTCAGTAGTAACAATGAAAAATACAAAAATGTTTGGGCTAGAATCTCTGGTATGCTTTCATATGAAGGGTTTTGGGAATATAGAATATTAGCATACGTTAGTTTGGTCGATCGATACGTAAGTATCTTCGCCAAGAATGAAGAAAAACATCTATCACTTAGCCAGTTTAAGAAATACCGACGAGTAGCACGAACTTCATTGGAAGAAGTGAAATTACAATGCAGTCTAGGCGATGAAGATAAAGAGAAATTCAATGCTGTTATTGACAGCATGTGCATTCAGGTTAATGAGAATATTCAAAACACATCTATTCCCTCATTTAATAAAAAATTCGATCTGAAAGTGTCTAGAACTAACCCAAATATAATTGAAGTGCTGGGATTCAAAGATGATGATTTTCGACACTTGAAGCAACTTAGAAATACTGTAGCCCATGGCGATGAGCCTAAAATTCAAAATGAAGGAAATATTACATACGAAGTCACAGTTACCAATAAAATTGTTTTGCTACTCCGTTATTGGGCTTTTATTGATATGGGTTTCACGCATTCAGATTTCATAGGTTTTTTAGGCAACTGGATGGATCCAATTACACAGCAGGCACAAATTAATAGAGTTTCACTTGATATCGCTTCGGGAAAATACTTATTTCTTAAGACAAATAAAACAAATTTTTTTAAAGCTAAAAGATATAACTCTAAATGTTTAATTTTAGATTATGTAAAATCAAGTGATACTTTTAGAGTGAACGATAAAGCGACCGAGCATGTTGGTGCTAGGCTCTTTAATCGAGATAAAACAACTCGATCTGTTGAAGAAGAACTTATAGCTTTTGTAGATACTATAAAAGTTAAAAATTTCGCATATTTGAACATTTCTTACCTTAAATATAAAGATGAGTCACTTAACCTTTTTTCAGGAGCTTTTATTTTGAATTGTCCTGAATATATATTCTCACATGGACAAGTAAAAGACAGATTGAGAGTCTTTGATGAATTCAAAAATACATGGCTTCCTTCTTTGCTTGAAAGCACAGTGGCTTTGTAGTCTAGAAAAATCCAACTATAAGCACTTTAAACGGAACATAAATAATTGACTATGTTGCGCTTCACTACACTATCTCTGTCCGCTTAAGTGGGTATTATCGAGACAAAACCTAATCCGAAGTATCTAATTGTCTTTAAAAGCTAATGTCTTCTTTGTTCGAAAAACGGAAGTTAACTTCAAAAAATTTGAGATATACTTTCTAAAATAAGCTAGTGGTTAAGTTTTATGTAAAAACGCACATTTAATTTCTTTTTTTAAGCTATTTCATAAACAATTGAATAAAAGAAAGTTTAAATGTATTGTTTCATACAAATTATAGGCTATAAGGGAAAAGCGTGTTTAAAAAAATAATTAAGGGTATAAATTTCTTGTTTTGGTTTTTATTTAGAGTTAATCATCGTAAACCTATCTTCAAGAATATAAGCTTTTGGTTTTGGATTTTTTTCCCTATTTGTTTCGGAGGGTTCATGGGGAGCTTAATTTGGATGTCTCTTGATTTTCTGCTTAGTTCTACGGGTTATAATTACTTTTTGGAAATAAGTAAATTACCTCTTGGTATTATGAGTTTATCACTTCCAAGTGTTGGTATTTATGTAGTTCACTACAAGTCTAAACAGACTTCAGAGCTTATCTCAATAAGTAAAATAAAAGAATATTCCTCTGAAAAAGGTAAGCATAAGTCTTCTTTAATCGCTCTTGGTGTAAGTGTTCATCGCCTTAAGAATCATCTGTCATCTTTAGATGCCAGATTGAGCAAACAAACAACAAGTCTTGATACGCTTAATTCTGAATTCGATGCTATCCACATGTTATGGTCTGACATATACAAAGAGCCGAAATATTCTAAAGCTTTGTCAGTGTTATATCATCATATGGAAGAAGTAGATGCATTCTTTTTAGGGATAAAAGTAAGCTTGTCTGTTGAGAAACGTGACTTTTTCAAAAAAGGAATGCTTTCAAGAGTAGTATCAGGATTAGATTTAATACATTTAAGAATCTTACATTCCTCTTCCCATTGTGATTCATTCTATCTTCAAGAAATAATTAAAATAAAGAGCCTCTATGGGATATTCGATTTCAAGGATGAAATCAAATTAGAGGACGAAACCAAATTAGAGGACGCATATAAACAAATGCAAGAGCATGACAAAGAAATAACAGAGTTAGAAGGTAAAAAATAAGTAGTTATAATTTTCAAGTGACTAGTAATGGAGATACTAAATCTAATCGGAATCGACTTTAGAGCAATACGGGTTAACTTCTTCAATGTGGCAAAAGTGACCTTGTTTTTTTCATAGTTGTTTAAATTTTGCTTTACGTTATACTTACCCTAGTGAAGAGTGAGGCTAGAAAAAGCGGTAGAAATACTGTTGCGTGGTAGCACTGGTTAGGTAACTAGCCATATATGAAGGTTAAAGCGTCCTTCCACTCTTCATCTACTTAATTTACCTTTCCTGTTATCACTTCGTATCTCGGTTCTAACAAATTCGCTTTATCAATAATACCTGCAGATATAAAGGTGTTTAAATACTCTTTAAACCGTGATTTATCGTGCCTTAAACGGCCTTTAAAATTGAGTTTAAGCACGAACTTGGCATAGCGGCCATCTTTCAATTGATTAGCAAAAATCACGTCTTTGCCATCAAATAGAACCACATCAGGATCACGCAGTAATTTAGGTAAAGAAGATGCTATTGAAAGTGGAACTGCCGCCCCACGGTTAACTTTTTTATCTCTTAACCAGTGGGCAATATCACCGTCTCTAACAACCATTGCTGCGCCAATTGGCAACTTAGCGTTGTTAGACAAATAACTAATGATCTCTTCACTTAAATAACCTACTGTTTGCGCTAAACCTTGGGTAACTTTTTCACCTTTAGCTAACTGCATTGTTGTACTGTTGACTAACTGTTTATATGGCGTATCAAATATTGAATTATCAAACCAATCTAATGCAGGTTTACGTAATTTTGTTGGTAACTCCATTAATTGTTGACCTAGAATTACATCAGGTGCAAGCCATGCTTTACCCACGTTATAATCCCAACCAACATCAATGCCGGGCATTTTTTTAGTGATAAGGCCCGTTTCAGGATCTACTATTTCAATAGGGTCGATATTCTTACTTTGGCCTACTTTCAAACCTAAGCGATCTAAATCTTTTTGAGAAGCTGAACGAACATAACAACGGCACATCCAACCGTTAGGTGGATAATGGGTTTTCCAAAATGGATCATCAATGTGATAAACCTTTAAGTGCCATTTTTTGTGATCATGACGAACACGGCTATCATCAACCGTCATATAGATTAAATAAGGTCGACGAGTTTTAACACGTTGCAATTGCTGCCAACGTCCAGCCATATAGGCAGAACGTTTATTTGTATTTAATATTGTTTTTGCACGCCAACTGCGATCACCTTTATATGACCAACCATGTTTTGCCGCAATAGCATCAAAGTCTTTTAGAAAGTTACCTAAACTATCACCATTAGCAATATACTCGCCGATGGTTTTGTAGAAGTCTTGAAGTAATTCTAGTTTTGTAGCTCCTGCAACGGTAAAGCCTTTAGCGTGAATGGGACCCACTAAATCATCCCACTTCTCACTAGGGATAATTAGCTTTTGTTTGAAGTAATCAATAGCTTCATTGTAAGGTAATGAGCCATAGCTAACCCCAGTAGCATTAGGCATAAACACCACCATGTATGATATTAGCTAAAGCTATGACTATAGGTTTAATGAGCCTAATCATTATTAGCATCCAACATGCCAGCGCCAAATTCAATTTCAAGTTCCTGGCTAATTAAATCGTTCAAAACGGTTTTATCTAACTCTGGCACTAATGCAATAATCGCATCTAACGCGTCCTCAAGGGTTTCACCTTTTGCAACCGCTTGTTTTACTTGATCTACAATGTCACTAATAGATTGCTGATAATCATCCCATTCTTGAATTGGGGCTTTTGAAAATTCAACTTTTCCGCCTTTTTCAGGATCTTCTTTTTCTGTGGTACCAAGAAAAATAACATCATCACCATCACCAGGCTCTGACCAGTTCAAACGTTTATAAACGTCTGTTTTTACAAGCGGCACTATAGATGCAGACTCTTTCACAACCTCAACATCTTCTTTACTCACTTGCTTTTTATCAATAAATTTCATTACTGGCGAAGCTACATTTTCACCAAAATTAATTATGGTCACAAACTCAAAAAGTTGGTTTGCAGTATCTTCAAGTAAACCTCTATCAGCTTTAGCATTTTGATCGGTTCTCCCTTGGTGAGTTTCTGACGCGGCTCGGCTACCACCATCCCCCGTTAATTCACTGGCAGCAGTTTGACTGGTTAGCGCTTTACTTATTTCACGGTTCATTAATAAAACCAAGCGCTCTTGCGGTAATTGACCACTGGTTTTAACTTCTAATACATCAATACTACTATCATCAGGAATAGCAGCAACGGCATCTTCAGCCAATCCTTGTAACGACGTGACCAACTTGTCAATATCGCTTTCTAATGTGCCTTGAGGGTACTTTCCAATAGGGAATGGTTGTCCAAAGCGTTCACAAAAACGAACAAAGAATTTTAGACCGCCATTTTTAAACATCCAACTCCAAAAGCAACAACTTAAAATAGCGAGCCCGTAAGGGTTTGTTGCATCAGACATATGACGAGTAACTAAAAATCGAAAATCAGGCGCAATTTCACCTAATGGTATTTCCATGCTTTTAATCAGTAATTCGCCTTGATAATTGAAGCCGTACTTTCTCGATTCAATATCGTGAATTTGTCCTGGTATTAATTTACCGTTTTCTTCCTTCCAATTAATAGCGTGTACTCTACGTCCTGTAAGTGGCGCTTTACCAATAGACCAGAATAGATCAGGCCAACGCATGGTTGGATGTGGTCTTTTTTTAAGTATGTTCTGGCATAGCTCTAACGCTTGGTTTGCTGAAGCTGAATCATCACCTGCTTGTAATTCATATTTAAAACTTAATAGCGCACTATAAATTTGTCGTACTTCCCCCATTACATGAGGGTCTTGTAGAATTTCGCGGTAAACTTCCTGATCAACACCTGCTTTACGTAAAAGCTCATCAGTGTCAGGTAATTCGTGCATCATTCCAACCAGCTGATCATCATGCAAACGTTCAATAATGCTGTTATCAAGTATTTCTTTTTTATGAGCTTTCATCGACCAAATCCTGCGGTATTAACACCGCCGCTAGTGTTAGCTGAACGTGCTAATGGTATACCACCACTGCGTGCAACAGCCGTTACCCACCACAAATGCAATGCTACTAACGCATCGTAATGATGATGGCTTTCTTTATCAGGGTACGTGCCCATTTCTTCAATTAACGCATGACACCGGGCATGGAATAAAATATTAGGATCTATATCCGTAATAAACGGCTCTAAGCTTTCAATATATTCTTGCTGAGACTTAATGGCTGTCCAACCTGTGGTTGGCATAATGACTCTTTGATCTAATGCCATGTTGGCAAAAGATTTACGCATCCACTCAAAGGCATTGTTGTTTTCAAAGCCCCAAGTAATCGGGTTAAACTCATTTTGAAGCTTAATCATGTCAGCCAAAAGTACTGAAGGTTGCCGACGTTTACGTACACAATGTTCAATATGACCTTTTTTCGTTAGTGGATGATAATGGCCAATAATTAGCGCACTAGGATCAGCGCTTTCACCTTTGCCCATACTTGGGTCACAAGCACCATACGTTTTCCATTCTGGTAATTTATTCACCCAAAATTCAAATGTATCAAACAGCAATTCGTCATCACTACGAGGTATGCCTTGCATTTCTTTATTGAACGCTTTTAAGTTCTTCACTCTAAGCGCCATTATTGTGTACAAATCACGTACACACGACCAACTAACAACAGCACCTTTACTCATGGCTTTTTTGTTTTTGATCCAAAACTTATAACTAGGAAAGTCTTTTAATTTAGCAAAACCATCACGGGCAGCCATTTCAAGTTTGTAGCGTTTATCGTCATTACGCATCAACTCTTCACAGTGGTGCCATAAATCCATATTGTGCGGCATTTCAACCAACGCTTTAAAATGAAATACCGTATGGCCAGGGCTGTTTTTAGCTCGGCTAATTGGGTCGTCATGGTGTAAAACCGTATTCACAGCCATAAATTTAACGCTACCATCAGGTGGCCCTAAATAATCAATACCAGCTTCTAACGTGTCCCACCGACCATCACGTTCAGTAGCTGATTTAGCTTCACTATCAGTAATAATGTCATCACTTAATAATAACTGTGGTCTATTAGCGCCGCTGAAGGTTCCTCGAACGGCTTGGTTAATACCTCGGCTTTCAATAGTCACGCCATTACTGGTCGTAAACTCGCCAATTTTCCAATGCCCAGTACCACCACAAATTTCAGGAAAGTCTAACTGCAACTGTGGGTTGTTAATTAACTCGGTTTTAACCACTTCAAGTAACTTGGCAGGCATACGTGTTTCAGCACCAAAAACAATCATGTAGTTAATGTGAATGTCAGGGATTTTCTTTATATCCAACTCTTCACGTATAGCAGGACGTTGAAGCAAATCTAAGGCAGTAACAAAGATAGGCCCTAGTTTTGTTAACAGCGTTGATTTACCTTCACCACGCGGCGCTGCATACCAATCTCTAACAGGGTCATCACTAAATAATGCTTGTGGAAAACGTTTAAAAAAACGTCCTTGAAATTCGCTACATTTTTGACCTTTTTCAAGCCACATATGATGTGGGAAATAGGTATAAACAAAGCACTCAAAATCGCCACTTAACACTCTTTTACGGCGTTTTCTTATTGCATCAGGTGAAGTATCAAGGTTTTGCTTTTTAGCGTCTATTTCTTGGCGTAGCTTCGCTGTAAGCTGAGCCACTTCATCAAGAAATTCTTTCTCTTTTAAATCAGCCATGTTAGCTATACTGCTTGCTAAGTTCAGGGGCGAATTGTTCGAGTAACAACACAAATTGCTCTAACATATGAGGAGAACGTTCAGCAATAAAGCCAGAGAATAATTTCAACGTTTCCATTGCTACACTCAAACGGGCTATTTGGTTATCACCACCACCAGCCGCTTTCGTTATTTTCACGTAACTGTCGGCAAGCTTAGTTAAAATACTCGCCTTTTCTAAAGGCTCAATTTCTGAATGTTTTAATACCTCCATCAAGGCACTGTATTGAAGGGTAAAGTCTTCTAATACTTGAATAGACAAATCCCCAATACCACCTTGAGCAAGACGAGAAGCACTGCGAGCTTTATCCCAACAATCTCCTTTTTCTTTCGCTTTAACTTTCCAACGGGCTGCTGTTGCTGGTGCAACTTTGTGTAATTCAGCCGCGGCTTTTAAGTTAACGCGATCTATCACAAAGCTGCGGCGAATGGCATCATGTTTATCTTGGTTTCTAGCCATTAGCTTAACAGTCCACGTTTTAAAGCTTCCGCCAATAAAGCTACACCTACACCTGTAGCAGCAGAAATAACACCTGCTTTTTTCGCTATACTCGTTTCATTATGGCGAATACGCTCATCATGATCATCAAGCTTTTTAAATATGGCATCGTTCGTTTTAGACTGTGTATCTCGCCATTCACAGGTATGTTTTTCTAATGAATCAAGCTGCCCAGTTATTTTTCCTAATTCATGCAAAATAAGGGCTGTTTCACTGCTCATTACAGGTTGTTTTTTATCAGTCATTTACTTCCCCTGTATTGCGCTAATAATACCAGCAATACCAGTAGGTTTAGGGGGAGTTCCACTTGCAACCGCATGTCTTGATTGTGTTTCGGTTTTTAAATCGCCCATGTATGATCTAACCACATAAGCAAAAACAGCTGACACGGTTGTAAACACCGCAGCCATTTCATAACTAAAAGCATATTCAGCGCCTTTAGTGCTATACACATAAGCCACAGCACCTACAAATAAAAATGACAACAAAATTAAAGCATTCATCGCTTTATTAACGAGTTTAGCCCGTGTTTCTTGTCCGTCAGCCTTGCACATGGCCTCATAACGATTCGTTTGGCCGCGCTCTTCTTCAACCTGTAAATTAATCTTTGCCAGGAGAAGTTGTTGCTTTGCTTCAGGGGGTAAACTATCAATAGCCTGTTGTGCATCTTCCCCCGTTGAACTGCTACCAAGCTGCTTATCTTTCGGTAAAAAAGCATTAATAATAGGTAATGCGGCTTGGCCTAACGGAGTTGATGATATCAACCCCACACCAACATCTTTTAGTACGTTTAAAATATCCATTACTTAGCTCCTAAACATTCATCAACGGCATCAATATAATGTTGTTCAGTGCCTTTGCCTGCTTCGGTGTTATAGTACTGCTTCCAATAGGCAGCTTTACCTTGAGTTGTTTTGGGGATAGAGGCAGGAACACGTTTATAGGATAGGCGACAACAAATAAAAGATAACTTAGGGTCTTCAGCTAAGTCAGCTAATTTAATCGCTAAAATATCGTAGCCCCACAGCTTTTTAATAATATCAAAATGGCGTTGTTCACCTTCTTGTTTAATATCGTCTAAGCCTATTTGGTCATGCTGACAAAGGCCAACACCTAATGTTTTTGGCGTGTTATCAGGGTATGTACCTAACTTTGTTTCAGCACAAGCAGTGCCTAATAACATTAATTCTGATTCGGTATCATTTTTACTGCCTAAGCCATCGCTAACTTCTTTAGCTAAGGCAAAAGCTTGTTCTTTCGATTTAAGGCCATAATACAATTTTTTCATACAACACATCCTTGAGAAAAAAGACACGGCAAAATGCCATAAGTGCAGTATGAAATTTTTAAATAGAAGGGTTATACGTCAAATGTTTTCAGGGGAGTAGAGCGAAGTGCTTAATTAGCTTCGCTCATTTTATATCGGTAGGTCAAGCGTTAAATTTTCAAACTGTTGTTTGCGCTCAGTAGGTGATTTCAAGGCTAAGCGTATTTGGCTTAACCGTTGGCGAGTAATGTTATATTTTTTACATAGTTCTTTAGTTGACAAGTCACTTGAGCCAATTTCATGATCACGCCATTTTTGCAATAACTTATCAGGCTTAGGAGGTGTAAACTGTTGATTAGGCCATAACTCAATAAGTGCTAAAGCAACAGTCATTCCCACACGCTTATCTAAATTTGAATGTTTTAAATTAGGCGGTATATACAAAGTTTCACACCAAAAAGCATTTAAAAACTCATAAGTAAGCTGTAAACCAATACGCTTAGCAAGCATGCTAGTACGTGTGGGCAATGCACGTAAATCAACAGGGTTACTTGTTGACATATCACTCATTAAAAGTAACCTCTTCGCGTTTACACCAAGCTTTTAACGCTTCAATACACGCGCTTAATTGGCTAGGCTCAGCTTTATATACTGAAATGTCTTTAGTAAAGTTATTACAAAAACTGTGCATTGCATTCATGCCAGGCTTATTTAATTTTTTTTCTTCTTGTAAACGGATCCAAAGGTACTGAATACGCTTTATTTGCTTAAGCCGTGGGTTGACAGGTGCTTGATAACCTAACGTTTCAAAATGCGCTAACACGGTTTTACATTCATCATAACTAAGTAACGTACTGCTTGATTTACCCGTGAAATGTTCAAGAGTGGCAACATAAGATTGTTGATCCATGTCAAGGTTCGTTTGAGCTGCTTTTAATAATCGTCTAATTTTCATTGCGCTTTCCTTTTTTGTTTTCTAAGTTCTCTACGTTCTCTATCCCAAGTGCCATAACATGCTTTACACCAATCTTGTAATCCACTTTTTACACCCGGTTTAGAATGATAAAACTGCGTGTCTGCAGGCCAATATTCTTTACATTTAGAACACTTTAATTCTCGGCCTAAACTGCTGATTATTGCCTTACCAGAGTTCAAACGAATTTTAAGTATCTTTACAGGCCATAAAGGGCTATAAATCACAGGGGTACAACCTCTCTCACCTTTAGTTTGCCCTGCGTTTATTTCTTGCGTTTTAGTTGTCATAACGTTGATAACTCGCCATTTTTATGCATTTCTTCATATTCAGCTTTCACCGCAGGCCAACAACATGAACAATATTGATATTCATCAGTTGTTGGGTCATTACGCCATTTATGCCATTTCATTAATGAGCTAACATCATCAGTACTACCATTAGCTTCATTAGAAATAGATGCTGTGCAACCATTGCCATCACAAGTTATTTCAACTTTTGCTGTCATTTTTCCTCTCCTGGTATTACTGGAATAAATGCTTGAAAAATGGCACATAGATATTGAGCTTCATGGCAAGCGTCATGTAATGCATGGTGCTTAACTTTATCCTCTGTTAATTCAAAGGCATATTTAGGGTCTATACCTGCCAACATGCGCCCCATCCAAACAGCAGTTCTTAAGCTTTGATTAGTTCCATGATCCCAAGCTGGTTCTATATCGAATTGCTGCATAGCATGTTCTATTTTTGCGTTATCAAATTCAGGCCCATTACCCATAAGTTGCACACGTTCACCATCAAATGACTTTACTAAGAAATCATTAAAGCGTGGTAAAACGTTGTAGATTGAATCTCTTTCAAGCCCCTTATCAAAAACCTCAAGATAAGCAAGCATGCAATCTACTGCTTGCTTACTCCACCAGTCAACGGTGCTTTGAGACTTAGTTCTACCGTGTGTTGTTGATTGATGAACAATTTCACAGCGTTCGTAAAACTCACTAATTACCTGGCCCGTGAATACGTTTACTACTACGCAACCAACAGAAGCTATTACCGCAGTTATAGCCGTATCTAATGTTTCTATATCAACTACCGCCATAAGTGGCGTCAAACCAAATTCCGAATAATGTTTCATTTTTTATCACCTATCTTTATCGTTATGTTACTGCCCAAAAAGCCGCAACTAAGCGGCTTGTTAGTTACCAGTAAAACTAAACGTTTACTGCATCTTTTAAGCCTTTACCTGCTTTAAATTTAGGTACCTTAGCGGCAGCAATTTGTAATGCTTCACCCGTTTGAGGATTACGACCAGTACGTGCGGCTCGTGCACTAACACTGAATGTACCAAAGCCCACTAAAGCAACATCGCCACCTTGTTTTAACTCTTCAGTAGTTACTTCAATAAAAGCATCTAATGCACGGCCAGCATCAGCTTTAGAAATATCAGCGGCTAATGCGATTTTTTCAATTAATTGAGATTTATTCATTTTTACTTACCCCTTCAGGTTTTGGTTTAAAATGCCTTTAACGTATATTTAAGTTGCGTTAAAGGCGGTTTGGAATAGGTTTACTTTTGTCTAACTCGACAGTTTCAATACTTTTTTTTAATTGCCATTGCCAACTACGCTGACGCTTGTGCAACTTCTTTTTCTTGCTCTTCATCAACGTGATCTTCTTCTGGGTTAATAGCGTCAATACTTGAAAATTGTAAAGGCAAAGAGCACCATTCATCATCTGAAGCGTCTCTATAATAAAAGCGTAAATAGGCTTTAGTACCTGCTACAAATAACGACTTACGTAATGCTTCTACGCCTTTACGATAAATAGGGTGATCTATTTCCTTATTCATAATTTCAATTAACTTGCCCGTACTCATCTTGCCGTTCTTCGTTTCAAAGCTTGTATTTATCCATTGCTGAGCATCACCACTAGCATCGCGTTTAATCACATCACGGTATTGGTCAAATAACTGTCTAGCTGCTTCAATGTTACTGTTAATTTCAATGCGATCATCAATGCTGCGTACAACTTTAAATAACCCGTTAATGCTAAGGAAAGTAACGGTACCTTTAATTTTTTTCAGCTTAATAATATTGTGCTCTTTTACGCATCGCTCAATCACTTGATCAACCATATTCATAGACTGATACTTAAATTTAGCCATTTGCTCATTAAGGTCTTTCGCCATAGGAAATAAGCTTTTACATAACGCGTCTTCTTCTTGCTGTAATGGTGTTAAATTGCTGATCCGAATCAAGTCACCTTGGGCATTAAAAACAAAGCCTTTTGGTGCATTCATTTCGTTTTTATTTGTTTCTGTCATCATGTTTACCTTTTTAGTTGTTACTAGTTAAAATAGAGTTAAAAATTAATTACGCTGGCACGGCTATAGCACTAGGCTTGTGCGGCAATGGCGGTGGGTTTTGAATGCCCATTAATTGCTTACCTATGTTTCTTAACCAATTGCATGTAAGCGCTGCGTCCGCATTACGTTGAATTTGGTTTTTATACACATCAAGAGCATTAGGGATAAGTGAATCAACTAACTTACGGGCACTGCCTTTAGTGAGTTCGTAGGCATACTTCACCAGTACATCAAAGTCATCACCTAGCATTTGTTCAGTAAAATAAGGACGCATTAACAAGCTACAATCTTCAAGCGTGATATGGTTTATGGCTTCAGGCCAAAACACCACACGGTCACTTATTAAGTCGTAGCGATTGTTCCCTACAATAATGTTATCGCGCAGTTGATGATTACCTGCTAACACCACGCCACAGCCTGTTTTGTCTGAAATAGTACGCAGCGGATCACATGCATCTTTAGCGCACTTGTCTGCTTCATCTAAAATAATTAAACGTTTAGAGCCTTGCAGCTTGTTAATAATTAACTTTAAACGACTATGCTTAGTGTTACTGGCTCTTGATTTAATGTTTAACGACTCCATCAATTCATCAAGCACTACACTGCTAGTGGTGGTTTCACTACCACAAATATAAATAGCGTTAGGATCGTGTTTTGCGTACTCAAGTAACGACGACGATTTACCCACACCTGGCGAGCCAGCTACTACCGTAAAACGGGCTGAATCTTTCGCCTTTTTACACGCAGACAGCACAATATTGTAAGTGCTAGTATGTATAAAATCTCCTGCTGCAACAGGCTTACTAACATCGTCAACAATAGGAATAATTACATTAATAACCGGTTGAGGGTCTTTAGGATGAACGCCATTAATTAGCGTACTAACAGAGCCTGCCGAATAAGATATTTGTTTAACTAAATGTGACTGTGTACGGCTTTTGCTTTCGTTTAACCAGTCAATAATACGGTGAACATCTTCTCTATTTTTTTCACTATAAAACTCAGTAAATGTAATTGGGTAGTCAATATGTTCTTTAGCCATTAGGTGTATTCCTTTTTGTTTAATTGAGTTAAATATTCAGTAAATCTAATTCGTCTTCGTTATCAGCTTTGCTCGTAAACAAGCCATCTTGCATCATTTCATTTAAGTTAATTTCGGGTTCACTGTGTTCAATTAATACTTCTTCTGTTGTTGTCGTTAATAGCTCCATTTCTTTTAATTGCTCAACGTGCGACGTATGCATAGGCGCATGACGTAGGCGGTTTTCTGTTAACTTATTTTGTAAGCGTTTTTCTGACGATTTAAGTGAATTAACTCTTGCTTGCTCTAAGCGGCTTGTGGGTATGGCCGCTTTTTTATGTGCTAAGTCAACGGTTAATAAATAAGTACCGTCAGTGTCAAAAATACGCATAGCGCTATCGTTATGCATGTCGTATTCAGCAACTAATTCTTGGTCATTAAACTGGTGTAAATACGTAGAGCGATAAGTACGGCCCTGATGAATTAACGAGCCTCTTCTTACATTTACTTTTGAGCGCGGTTTTACCAGTAAATTCATGTCATGTACGGGGGTATTATTTAACTGCGCCCACATTGCTGCAGGTGTTGTGTTTTTATATTCGGGGTGTGGTCGGTTATGGTAGTTAATTAACCAACCTTCAAACGCTTCAATCCATTCTTCTTGAGTAGGCACATGAATATTTTTCTTTGCCATAATATGCATTTTAGTGCTGCTAAAATGACGAGAAATATCAGGTGACATATCTGAGCCGCAGTAGGTGTCAAAACGTTTATTTAAGTCTTCTTCCATTACTCGGAAGAAACGTTCAACGTTACCTTTGGCTTTTGCATTACCAGGAATAGCAAAAATAACGTCCATACCAAAGTTTGCATAAAAACCTGCTGTATCGTCATTCATAAGCTTGCTTTTAAAGCCACAACCATTATCTATGTACAGCATTAATGGCACATGGTTATAAGTACCTAAACCGTGGCTTAGTGCTGCCATTGTAGTAATAGAGCTTTCAGCATTTGATAAATACCAACCAACAATATAGCGGCTTTTCCAGTCTTGAAATACCGTTAGCTCAGCGCGCCATAATTTACCTGTACTAGGGTGCTTTAGGTACACGTCTAATGTATGGCCATCACCTTGATAAATGTCACCAACCTGCATGTTTTCAGTGTGTCTAAGGTTATATTGACGCTGACCATCACGGTATAGTTTAGTGCCAATTCTCCAACGAGACTTATCACTTAACTCTGCAGGTAATAAGCTAAAAAAATACCAAACGTTATGGTCTGTTGCTGTGTCAAAATCGTGATCTTCTCGTAATTGTAACGCTACATTTTTCAGGCTTGGTTTTTGTGGTTTATGGTAAAGCGTTAATGCTAAATGCTCCCAACCATAGCTTTTACGTGTTGAGCCTTTATGGTTTGGCAGCAAACCTGCTAAGCCATTTTCTTCAAAGCTAGCTATCCATGTTTTAAGGGTGTTAGCACTGGGTACTTTGTTATTAAGGCTTTTAATAGCCATTAACACAGTGTTATTAACCGCTTGAAAATTAATATTCTCTTTAAACTGCTTTACTGCTTTATAAAACGGTAATGTGGCTTGTAATGATTCAACTTCGGTAATAACGGTTTTACGCGCATTAGCAACGGTTTGTTGTTTTTGTGTTGCGTGTTCCCAGCTGTTAACAACATTAGTGCTTAAGGCTAAGTTTTTGTATTCGGTAATTGCGTTATGAGCCATGCTATAGCGCTCCTATAGTTGCTTTGTACTGGCCTTTGGCATATTCGGCATTACTTAATGCTTCACTTACTTCAATAGCGCTATACATAGGTAAATTGTCAGGTGTGGTTAATACGGTTTTACTGTGACTTTCGTGCAAGGTAGTTAAACTATTTGCCATTTGCATAATTTGGCCACTTAGCGAGGTATTAATGGCTAAGGCACAATCACGGCCTAATTCAGGGGCTAATTCAGAGTTAGTACAACGTTGCACTAATTGGTTAATTTCAACCGCTACGGTTGTTAAAAGCTCAGCAATAGCCATAGAACGTTCACGGGTATGTGCAACTTCAGCATGAATACCGTAAATAGTTTCAGGCTTCTTTTTTAATTGCTCATGGTTTAATTGCGTTACTTTATTCGCATAATCACGTTGAGACTCTTTTAACTGGTGCTTTAAGCGCTCGTTTTCAGCCTTTACACTATCTTGCTCGGCAAAGTTTAAACGCAGTTGTTTAACTTCAGCCTCAAGCGCACGGGTAGACATTGGCGCATATTCTTCTATGCGTTCAGGAGTAAGTGCCTGTTTTTCTTTATCAGGTAGCCTTGCAAGAATACCAATTTGCGTTGGTTTCAAATGCGACATCGCTGTCGCATTTGCTTCTGTTGATTCCATGAAAAAGTTAGCTATTTGCATGTAACGTTGTACCGTTTTTTGCGCTATGCCACGTTGCTCAATAGCCTTTAAAAACTCCCCGTGGCCAACCGCTTCACGTAAATCCATATAGCGATAACCCAGTTCCGCAATATGAACTGCTAAGGCTATTTCTTTTTGTTCAATTTCAGCCCATTTATCGTCAACAGCGTCAGGCAACGTAATGTTAATGCCCTTTACTTGTTCAAGTATTTGAGCCGTTATCGGATGATTGGTGGTTAATGCTTTAGTCATTAATATTTACCTTCAATCATGCGTTGCATTTGTTTTTCTAATGCTTTGCTTTCTTTTAGTTGCTCACTAGCAGCTAAACGTTTTTCGGTTAACTCACGCATGTAATCTCCACGCATATCTACTACTTTACGGCCTATAGGCTGCAATAATGCTTTAAAAGGTGCGTCGCTTTGTACTGCCCAACAAATAGCAGGTAAAGCCCAGCCAGGTATGGCATTGGCTTGGCTTGCACTTAACCATTTATTAAACGCTATTTTGCTCACCGTTAAGGTTGAATCTCGCAAGCACAAGTTAATACGATCTATTATTTGGTCACGTGACAACGGGCTGTTACGTATGCACTGATTAACAACGGCAATAAGGTCTAACGACATATCTAAATGCGGTGCATTTTCAGCCTCTAAAGCATCATTTGTTAATGATTCAAAAAAGTCATTTTGCATAGTTGTCATGACTGTATTCCTTATTTTTAAAGTGCATTAATGAGCACTTTTATTAAGTAAAAGGTTAAGTAAAAGTTAGGGGTAAAAAGTAATTAATTTTTACTGGTTAATTTAAAAAATTGTTTTGTTAATATTTAAAACCTGCTTCAACCACTGAAGCTTTTCTTTAAACCAACGAGAGATAGAAAATGATGATGAATACGCAACAAAAGCCTGTTTTTGTTCAACAGTTAAAGCAAACCATATTGGCTTGGCAACAATGTTTAACGGCTGTGTTAGCTGAAACCTATACAGCTGCTCAGCTTGAAGATGCGCAAGCGGATGTCCTAATACAGGATAAGCAATTAGTTTCCGACAAATTATTAACCATGCTGACTCTGGGAGTTGATCATTTTCAAAAACAGCCGTTAATTGAGGCAAACTTTGCTTTAACAGTTGAGCTAATGACTGTAGTTCAAGAGGCTCATCATCTGCTGCTAATAACAGAACAGCTTCATTTAATAAACGTGCCCGATTGGGACTTTCAGTCCATAGCAGCAAATGCCAAGGGTGAGTACATAGCGATAAAAATTCTTGATTTGGCTGGTAAGCACAGCGAAGCAAGGCGACACCTGCGTGATACGTGGCAAGGTCTATATGTGCAAACTTAGGTAATAAAGCTTTGTCTTTAAACTTAGCTTTGCGTAACGCGTTAGCAGCAGCTTTATTTTCTAAACGTCTTGCTGAACGCTCTAGAGCATTACTGCGTGACATTGCAAGCTTGTCGTTAACATTATTGTTTACATCAGACATGGGAATTCCTTAGCTAGCAAGTTGTTGGCGCATGGTTTCAACTTCAAGCGCACGTTTTTTTGCGTTAACCTTTTTAAGGCTGTAGTTGGGTTGGTACTGAGGCGTTTTAGGGAATGCTTCCCAAACGTGGCACTTCAGTATTTTTGCTATGCCTTTGGCTATTGGCAGTGAAATGCAGTCGCCATTGATTACTTGAGATACTGACGAAGGGCTTTTTTCTAATACTTCTGCAGCTAGGGTAACAAACCCATGCGCTTTCATTTTTGCGTGGATATTTTGGTAAGACATTTGTATACTCGCTCTGTTAGTTAAAAATAATTACTTAACGATTATTGGCGTAATTGTTTAAGTTGGTAATAATATATAGGGCAAATATGCCCTAGTCAACACTTGTGGTGCATAAATGTCTCATTTTTTACGTCAAGAAAGGGAACGTATTGATTTAAAACAAAAAGAAATTTACGAATATTGTGAGGTAGACAGAAAAACATACAGCAGATGGGAAGCAGGCACGCCAATACCTTCAGATAAGTTGGCTAAGTTATATAATTTAGGTTTTGATATTGATTATGTTGTCATGGGTCATAAAAGCCACAAAAGAGACAGGGGTGACGGCCTAAACAACAAGGCAACAGAACCTAATGTTAGTTATAATGCTCGTGCCTACATTGAAATACCGTTATTGAACATTAAAGCCTCAGCAGGTCATGGCGCTGAAATACTCACTGAAGAAAGTGATAAAAGTTTAATATTTAAAAAAGAATGGATAACCGCACATCATTTACAAAGCAAAGATTTAGTGATGATTCAGGCAAAAGGCGACAGCATGGAGCCAAGTATTCATAGTGGTGATGAATTATTGATTGATAAAAGTCCAATGGATCGTTTTGTTGATGGCCTTTACATCATCCGTATTGAAAAGGATTTATTTGTTAAACGTCTACGCAAACGATTAACAGGCGCAATAGATATTATTTCAGACAACCCAGCTTATCCAACCGAAACCATTGATGACAGTAATGCTGATCTTCTTCACGTTATTGGTAAAGTGGTTTGGGTAGGTAGAGCTGTTTAGTTTAATTAGGCAAGGACATTACATATTTTATTAATTATTGGTGCTTTCTTACTTGTTTCTTTTCTTTTGTTTGTATTTAAAACACCTAAAGATAACAAAGAACCAAAAAGTAATACTAACTCTTTAATCAGCAATAGTTCATGTGAAATAGATGAATTACATGTATACCAACATGAAGAGGGGTATTTAATTGTTGACGGACAGACATATCATTTTTTAGATATTGGGATCACATGGAAAGATGATTATTTGCATGTTTATTACAAGGGAAGAAATTTAGGCAAAGGCAGAACATTAGGGTGTATAAGGTATTCAAGGCTTGCTTTTAATGATTTAAATAACAAAATATCTGAGTACAAAAAACTATACAATCAGAATAATATTGTTATGAGTAAAAGGAATGCTATTGACAGTAACGAGGTAACACAAAGTAATTATGTTCAGGGTGTGGCTGTAACGAATACCTACAAAGATAAAACTATTGATATGGGTAATGGTATGTTTATCTTTAAAAGTGCCGAAGATCAAGAATCTAGCGATTTAATGAAACAAGCTACGCAATTACAAGGTGAAGATATTCAAACTGCGGTAGACGCATTAAGAAAAGCTCAAAAATTATTAGGGAATGGGCACCCAATATTGGCTCATTTACGTTTGCCGCTTTATCTGCAAAAAGCAGGGTTATATGAAGAGTCCATTATTGAATTTAAAAAGCTACTTAAGAAGTCACCTCGACGCAATAGTTCAAAATTTTCACATCAACCAAAAGAGACACAAAAATACTTTATTGCTTTAGAACGTGGAGTTATTTACAACAAAATGAGGCTTGCAGCTGAAAGAGAAGGCAGGCTTGATGACGCTAAAAAGTATAATGGGTTATCTGAAAAGCATAATAAAATTGCTGAGGCTAATAAAGATATCCCGTGATTGATTGGGTAGAAGCTTTTTCACAGAACCGTTTCACTGTTATTCCTCAAGGTTTACCCAAAGCTAAGATATTGCCGGGCATTCTACTCGCTTTAGCTCATGGCATGGAACTCCCTTTTGATGTAAAAGACCGATCTGCTTTTGAAGTGCCTGACGGCGCTCATGGCTCAACGTTGCAGCAACATTAAATGTTTTTTGGTGGCAAGTTGCTAATAGTTCGTTCCAATTGTGTTTCATAATAGTGCCTTGTTGTTGATATTCTATTAAGCGCCTTAAATCAATTTTAAGGCGTTTATTTTTAATTACCGATACATTATTGGTTAAAGCAAAGTTAACGCGTTCCTGTAATCGTTAAACATGTTTTAAAGGTGGTTTAAAGTGAGTTCGACGGTTATGTTTCCAATTGCCATTGCATTGATACAGTATTGAATTTAACTAAATCCTCCTCATCTAATTCAGCAATCAATGAAATACACTCACTCAATTCAATATTTAATTGATCACATAAGTGCATTGTATTTGCACCGTTAACCCGCTTTATTTCTTCTAATATTTGGTTTTTCATTTAAATAAAAAACCACCACACCAAACTTGTAACAATGCAACCAACAATAAAACCTTCTTGCATGCCTGCTCTTTTTACTTCGTTATGTTCATTCATTTAATTCCCCTTTTTTTGGCTGGTGGCAAAGTCATGCAGTAGTAAAAAAGATCCCACAACTTACCCATTCCTACTATATAGCCCAGTAACACTAATCCTATAAGCACTCGCGATATAAAATAAAAGACTTCAGGGTATTGAAATTCAGGGTTTAATTGAAATTCAATATCCCATAAATAACTCAATCCCCAACCAATATTGGCAAGTAGTACAATAGCGACAACAAGTACTAGGATTGAAAAAAACAAGTTACCTATTTTCATTGTTGTTCCTGCTCATCTTCCTGTTCAATGTAGAGTTCACTGGCTGCTTCCATATCAGTGTTAAACGTATCGATTAGCTCTTTTAACTTGGCCTTTGTGTTTTCAAATGAATCTGGCAGGCCATCTATTATATTGTCATTTAATGCTTCGAGCATGTTGTCTGCACACATCATCGTTGCAATACTTGCAACAGATCCTACTTGCGCTTTCTTTAATTTCATCATAATTACCTTAATTATTAATTTAACAAACTACGTAAGTGGGCAATATGCCCTTGATTCGTTCTGGCCTGCATTGGGTTAAGGGTTAACTGCTGTGCCTTTAGCGTTCCTTCGTGAAAGCCTCTTACCCAAGCGTTTATCTTCTCTACTCTACGATAAGGGCAATCATCTAAGGTTTTGCCACAAAGCGCAGCATTTTGTCCTTCTTCAAATACAGCTTGTGATTTAAGTGACGGCATAATTAATATAATTCATCCCCTTTAAGTGGGATGAATTTTTAATTTACGCTCTAAAAGTTGCCCCGTGATATTGGCAACTTCATTCAAACGATTTAATGTTTCACTAAATTTAGGTTGAGAAACACCATTGAACGTTTGTGCTGCAACGGCATCCATGCCTTTGCACAAGTAATCAATCATGGCTTGTTTTTTACTATCGCTACCTATCCTGGTAAGTTCAAAAAGTAAGTTGATATCTTCAACATGCTCACAACCTTTAAAAAGCTTGTGCTTAGTGTGTTTGCTACTTTTAGGCTTTACCTTTCTTTGCCGTTTATTAGAAAGATCGTTTACTTCAGCTTCTCGCTCATCGTCATAATGCATTAGCGGTTATCCTGTAACTTAGCTGTTTCCTTGCCATTTACAGGACGATCTAAACGCACATCTTTAGCGGCATCCAAACCTGCCCGATAATCTTTACTGCGTGCTTTTCCTCTAGTCCGGTCACGTCCCTTGCTTGACTCAAGGTCATTAAAGCTATTGTCCTTATAGGTTTGAATTAAGGCTAATTGTTCGTCGTTTAGTGCAAACTTTTGCACGGTTCTATAAACCGACATAGTCCAAGCTTCAGCAAAGGCATCACCGCGTTTAGTTTTAGTTGACGTTTTGCACCGGTTCGATTGTTGCTGAATATAATGGCTGCGTGATTGTTTTAACTGACGATATAAAACATCAAAACAATATTGGGCTAACTCAGGTTGAGGAGATATCCCCAAAAAACACACTTTAGCGCGTGTTTTTCTATTAACTTGCGCATAGCTAACCACTGGCTCGACGCCAAAAGAATAGGCCATTAATTGAATAAGGTTTACTTCATATTTGTTAACACCTTTAGCATCAAGCAAGCTTTCACTGGTGGCGCAATCAGCCAAACTTATATCCGTGTAGGTAATTGCATGCTCTTGCATTAGTTTTTGTGCACGGCTAAGAGCTAAAGCGGCTTCATTAGCATTAGCGCTTTTAGCCAGGGCTAATAACTTTTTAATTTTATCAATTATTTTATCAACACTCATCAGCTGCTACTCCTACACCAAACATTGACGCGCTATAAAACCAGCATGTTTCATTTCGTTGGTTAAACAGGTATTAGCGTGATGCTCTGAATCGTACCAGGGCGTGAAATCAATATTGTTAGTAAGATGTATTCGGCTAAGATCTTTAGCGCCGTTGTAATACAGCGTTTCGGTATTTTCATTTGCTGCCTGTGCAACACTTGACGCTAAAACTAGTACCCATTTTTTAAGTGGCGTGTTACTGCGTTTTTTACGATTGATTTTTGAAGACATGCGTTAACTCATTTAGTTAAGTGTTAAAAAGCCCCGTGCCACCAAATAACAAAAAATGGCACGGGGAATAGTTACTAAAACCAGATGCAATAACTTAGGGAGAAGGTGTTGCACTTTTGCCTGGCAACACGTACTGTAAAAAAAGAAGCCTTTCACGTTATACGTCAAATATTTTCTAGCAGTTAGCCCAAATTAAACGGGGCAAACTAGCTGCATGAAAACAAACACCAGCAATACCTCGACCCCTAATTCTTTACCTGTAAAGAAACCAATAGCGCAAGTTATTGAAGATGCTTTAGCCACGGTTACCGAACTACCTTGGTTTGAAAGCTTTCATGCAGGTAAACATACCGACAGTGCAAGTAAAACCCACACATTTAGTCGTGAAGACTTACAGCAAATGGTTAACAACTTTACTGCTGGTACAGTGCCATTTCTTACGGGGCATCCAACCGCTGACGCACCTGCTTATGGCTTTGCTAAAGACGTAAGGTTAAGTGATGACGACAAGCTGTACTTAACGGGTGACAACGTTGATATTGCCTTTGCTGAATCAGTTATTAAAGGCCAGTACGGTAAGCGTTCAATAGGCATAGAATTTAATAAAGAAAAGGGTTGGTACATTGACCACGTTGCTTTTTTAGGTGCCACAAAGCCTGCTTTAAACTTACAACCCGTAGGTGAATACAAATTTGCTGCCAAGCAAGAAAAACCTACTAGTTTCGACTTTTCTATACAAACCCAAACAGCCAATACTTTAGTGCGTTTAATGCAATCTATTCGTGATTATTTTTTAGAAAATGAAGGTGATGAAGTTGCGAACAAAATTATTGATAAATGGGATATGAACTGGCTTAAAGATGAATCTGTTCGTCATGAAATACGTGAGCATGAGTCATTAAACGACCACTTAACCCCTTTGAATTATTCCAAACCTAACAATCCTGCGGAGGATGATATGTTTACACAAGCACAACTGGATGAAGCCGCAGCAAAGGCGGCTAAAGATGCTGTTGCCCTTGCCACTGCACAGTTCAACAAAGATAGTGATACGGATAAAAACCTTATCGCACAATTAGAAAAACAAAATGCTGAAATGCTTTTTGGCCAACAAGTTAAAGAACACGGCACTTGGATATCAAAACAAATTAGTGACGGTAAATTACTACCAGCACAAGCGACTGGCATGGCTGAGTTTATGGCGCATATTGACGCTAATGCAGCTGAAGAAGGTGGCAAGTTCACCTTTAGCCAAGGCGAAGGTAAAGACGCTAAAAACGTTACCCAAAGCCCAGTTGATTTCTTTAAAGCGGCATTTGAAAAAGGCGGCAAGCATACGTTGTTAGACAATATTGATGACGATGCACCTGCTGAAACCTCGTTTGATTCTCCTGAAGAGTTAAACGAGGCCGTTCTTAATTATCAAAAATCAAAAGATGTTTCTTACAGTGTTGCGCTAGACGCTGTAACAGCAGGAGCTAAATAATATGTACTCTCAATCTAAACGCCCAATTCTAACCTTAACGCTCATAGCTATGACTGTTGTAGAAGCTCACCGCGCTATTGCTGCTGATGGTGATTATGCCGCTTCAGGCGAACATATGATTGGTGTGTCTGACACTAATAGCTTTGTTGATGACGAATTAGCCGTTGACGTATTAGGCACAACAACCTGTGAAGCAGGTGCTGCTATTGCAGCTGATGCGCTTATTCAAGTAGGTGCTGACGGTAAATTCATTACCAAGGCTGCAGGTAAAGTGGTTGGCCGCGCATTAAGTGCTGCTGATGCTGACGGTAGTAAATTTGAAGCCCTTTTATTACCTGCAACGAGCTAACTGGCTAATTAAATAAGGAACACAAGTATGAATCGTAAAAATATTCGCGTAGTAGACCCTGTATTGTCGAACTTAGCTTTTGGTTATAGCAACCCTTCGTTAGTTGGCCATGAATTATTTCCACGTGTTGGTGTGCCGGCTAAATCAGGCAAAATCATCAAATTTGGTAAAGATGCTTTTCGTGTAATCAACACACGCCGTGCACCAGGTACTGTAACAAAACGCATTACTATTGGTTTTGCTGATGAAAACTTCTCATTGCACAGCAATGCGCTTGACTGTGTTGTACCAAAAGAATGGTTAGCTGAAGCGACACAAATACCAGGCTTAAACTTTCAACGTTCATCATTAGAAGCTGTGATGCAAATTGAATTGAATAACCTTGAGTACGAACAAGCAACGTTAGCACGTAATCCTGCGGCTTACAGCGCAACGAATAAAGTAAGTTTAGCAGGTGGCGCTAAATGGTCTGATTATGAAGATTCAAATCCTATTGGTGATGTAAAAGCAGGTCGTGAAGCTATTCGCAAAAAAACAGGCCAATACCCTAACAAAATGGTTATTCCTGCCGATGTTCACAACATTTTAGAAGAGCATCCTCAATTACTAGCTAAGTTTCGTGATGACGAGCTGAAAATAATGACCGTAGAGCATTATCAAAAAATCTTCCAAATTGAAAAGGTGGTTATTGGCATGTCAATGCTAATAAACCCTGAAAACAACGACAACTTTGAAGATGTTTGGACCGCTGATGTTGTGTTAGCAGTTGTGCCTAAAGTGGTCACCTCGCATGCAACCATGAGTTATGGCTACAACTATGCGCTTGATGCGCCAGGGAATAAACATCCTAACGTTGAGCAATTTTGGTATGACCGCACCATAAAGTCACATGTAGCAGGTGTTGAATACGAGCGCCAATCGTTACTTACGGGTAATGATGCAGGCTATTTAATTCAAGGCTGTATTTAAAGACTAACCGTTAAAAGCCAATGGACTGGCTAAAATATTAGGATAGCCAAGGTGGCAGCAAGGATGCACTTTTAACTAATTACAGGTGATTTATGAGTGAAAAAACAAAAGCATACATAGCTAACTGGCTTGTTAAACACAACAAAACATTGTTTAGCCCTAACAGTGAACCATTATCGCTAACTAAGGACGAAGCAGCGCCATTGCTTGCACTTGGTGCTATTAGCGAAGCTGAAGAACAGCCAGCGCAAGATGATAATGGCTCCACTAACGAACTTAGCCAAGAACAGCAATTATCAGCAGTTGTTACCGCTATTGGCACCATGGATTTAACCAATGAAGAAAACACCATTGGCAACGGCTCACCAGATGCTGGCAAATTAACAGATCTTGTTGGTTTTAACGTTAGCGCTAAATTGCGCGATGAAGCATGGGCTGAGTTTGACGCAGCAAAAGCCTTAGCTGATGCCATTAAAACTGATAGCGAGCAAGATTAATGAACTATATCACTGCTACAGACTTACTAAACCACTTAGGTAAAAGTGAATTACGCATGAGTATTATCGGCAAGTTAGATGCTGAAATTGATGCTGACTTACTTAGTTTGGTTGTTACGGGTGGTGATATTACTTCATTTCAAGCAGAGCCTGTTAGTGATGCTGAGCGCGCTCTAACACTAATAAATAATGCTATTACAGCCAGTACAAATTTGATGAACGGGTATATTCCCAAACGTCATGATTTACCGCTTACTAGTGATGTTGTGGCAAGTTCACCTTTGCCTGGTATTAGCATAAAACTCGTACGTTATGAATTGGCCCTCACGGCTACTGAGCAAGTCACGAATGATAAAAAAGATGCACTGCTGCAGTTAAGAGATATATCTAAAGGTTTAATTGTACTCGGTGCCGACGATCCACAAAACACCATTAAAAATAATACTGTGCGTGTGAGTCGTAGTGCGCCAAGTAAATTAACACATGGCTTTGGGCGTTAATAATGGCTGGTGTTCGTGTCGAAGTATTAGGTCTAACGCATTTTAGACAAGCAATGGATAAGCTTGGCTCTTTAAATACAACAGCTTTGTTATGGGAAGTAGGCGAAGTTCTGCATGATGATGTTTTAGAACGTTTTGATGCAGGTCTTGCGCCTGATGGTACAGCGTGGGAAGAGTCACAACGCGCATTAAATGATGGCGGCAAAACGCTCGTTGATACAGCTATTTTAAGAGATTCATTCCACCCAGAAGTGTCAGGTGATGAATTACTCTACGGCTCACCAGAAGTGTACGCAGCTATCCAGCACTTTGGTGGAAAAACAGGCCAAAATCACAATGTAACGTTACCAGCAAGGGAAATTATAGGCTTAGACATTAAACAATTAAATTTAATTGAAGATACGGCCACAAGCTTTCTACAGGAGCTTTTACCATGATTGAGAGTATTACTGAAAAAGTAAAAAAATTAGAAAACGACAAAGGAAATAAGTTGTTTTTAACTGTCGATGAAGCCGTAAACATAGCGTCAGTAATGAGTAAGCCACTTAATGCAAATGTTGTAGCACATATTGTTTTATTAGAAGAATCGCCCGTTGATAAAGAAATTGATGAAAATTCAGGGATGCAAAGGCAACGCAACACAGTAGGCATACTTATTGGTATTCGTTCAACTGGCCGTGCTGAAGACACTAACACTGAGTTAGTTAATATTCGTAAAAAATTAAATGAAGGGCTTTTTGGTTGGGTGCCAAAAGATGGTTACAAACCATTATCAAAAGCCCTTTGTAATATGCAAAAGCTTCAAGACCAACAGTTATTTTGGATGGAGCGCTATTCAACCACTTACTACTTGGAGTCAACTTTATGACCACAAATAAAAATCAAAATGCTGAAAAAAGCACTGTTGCTAAATCGGCTTCAGCGAAAGAAACCAAGCTTTCTAAACCAGAGCAAGCGGCTCTCGATGCCGCCAAAACAAAGCCAAAGAATGACGGCAGTCATATCGACGCCGAACGTAAAAAGTTATTAGAAACAGCTGAACAAAATAAGGATGAAAAATAATGAGTGCAACGATATTAACAGGCGAATATTTGTTTTTAGCGATACTTGAATCTAGCTATGCAGGTGGTCCTGATCCAACAGCTGCAGCTAATGCCATGCGCGTTAAAGCTAACTTAACCTTGTCAGACGTTGAAACTGAAGACATGGATTATGACTCTGGTGTGGTCGGTGAAAAAGGCTCTGTTGAAATTCGCCGTATGGTGACGGGTGATTTAGCTGGCTATTACGCTGGCTCAGGTACTGCAAATTTACCTTCAGCTATTACGCCATTATTAAAAGCAGCAGGCTTAGTTGTAACGCCTGGTGCAGACAATGTTGCAATTACGTTAGGTGATATAACGGCTGCAGGCTCTATAAAAGGCCAGTTCTTCAGAGGAACGGCTTCACAAATTCAACCTGGTGCTCGCATGGGCTGTGAAATTGAATTTAGTGTAGATAGCTTACCACGTGTACGTTTCCCTAATTACAAAGCGTTATATAACAAGCAAACAAATGGCGCTAAACCAACAGGCATAGATTTATCGGCGTTTAAAAACCCTAAGCCTACGAATCCTACTCGTTTTATCGTAAAAAATATTTTTGGTTACGAAGCCGCTATATCAAAAGTGGTCATTAAAATTGAAAACGAAGTGGCCTATTTACCTGAAAGTGGCTCAGTTGAAATTATTGATCGCAAAGTCATGTTTGAAATTGAGTTTAAAGAGCCAACGCCTGACGTCATGGATTTTTACGATGAAATGTTTAGCTATGGCGCTATTGACTTACAAATAGGCCAAGACGTAGTTGACGAAGGTCATATCTTTGAAGCGCATTCTCTCAACGCACAGCTTACTGGTGTTTCGCAAACAGAACGAAATAAAGTTGCTTACTTAAGCTGTACGTTTAAGTGCGTACCTACCGAATCAAATAACGATATTTCAATGCTGCAACGTTAAAGCACATTGTCACTATTAAATGGGGCTTTAATGCCCCTTAAATTCTAATTAAAAAACCATTAAAGAGTATAAAAATGAAATTTAACTTAACAGCATTAATAGAAGGCCGTTTTAAAAAAGAAGTTGTTATTGCAATACCGCAAGATTCAGTAGGTAAAACAGGTGCAACGAATTACGAAAAAGCCCGTTTTGTTGGTGTATTTGTCAATGTAAGTGAAGAAGAGCGTGATCATCACCAAAAGCTATTGGCTGAATTAACCGCTAAAGGTGAACAATTAGCAGAAGATGAAGATGCAAGTTTTGATGACATAAACCAAGTTAAGAGCGATATACAAGATCTATCGAGAAGCTTCATTAAAAAGTACTTTATTGGATTTGAAAAACATCCTCGTTACCCGTTCCCGTTTGTTGATGATAACGACAAAGAGATTGAATCAAATAACGATAGTATTGAAGCATTGCTCGATATTCGACTCATTCGCGAACAAATAACAGATGTTTACAATGACGAAATTAATAGACATCAAAATGAAAAAATGAAAAAAATTCTGTCGGGAAACTCACGGAAGTAGCCCAATGGTGGGCTAATCGTCCGAGCGATACGCAAGACGATATGGGCAAAGAAAGCTTTGCCAAAACCTTAGAAAGCATGGGGGTAAGTAGTGATGATATTGCCCAAGCAATTAAAGTGCAATTTCCATTAAGTGATGAAGACCAGGACAAGTTCCCAGAAATACAACCGGCTAATGTGATTATTGTTCAATTGTTCTTTTTAGTCGCGAAGTATTGGGAACGCATCGGCATGGAAGCCATCGCCGTTTGTTTAGATCCAATAAAAGTTGAGTCTCGGGCATCAAAACTACGTTGGTATAAACAACTTGATGATGATGCTTTAGAGCTTATTTGGGATGGTTTAGATGTAATGGAAACTGCTTGTTTGCAAGCATGGCATAAACAACGAGAGGTTAAAAAAATAGCGAATGAGTGATTTGAAACTAGCGATAAAACTTACCACTGAAGGCGGCAAAATAGTTGTTAAAGACATGCAACAAATTGATGCTGCCACAGAGAAGGTAAATCAATCGCTTGGCGCTACAGGGAAAAGTGGTGTAGTTGCTCAGCAAGGGTTACAAAAAGCCAGTGGTGGCGCTGATGCGCTCACAGGCTCTTTAAAATCTACTATTGCACAAGCTGTCGGTATTGTTGGTTTAGGCATTGCAGTGAACTCTCTTGTTCGTTCTATTATTGACGTAGGCAATATTACGCAAGGGTGGGATGCATCCATGCAAGCCATTACTGGCTCTCAAAAGCTTGCTAACCAAGAATTAGAGCATAGTCGAGATTTAGCTAAACGCCTTGGCCTTGACATTAAAAGTACAACTGACAGTTATGTACAATTTACTGCCGCTACCAGTGGTACAGCTTTAGAAGGGTTTAAAACCACTAAAGTCTTTGATGCAGTCAGTGAGGCGATGCGCGTACTTAATCGCTCATCAGACGATACCGCAGGTGCGTTAAAGGCGCTTGAGCAAATGGTATCAAAGGGTAATGTACAAGCTGAAGAGCTTAGAGGCCAGTTAGGTGAACGCCTTCCTGGTGCATTTAATTTAGCTGCCCGGGCAATGGGTAAAACTACCCAAGAATTAAATAAAATGTTAGATAACGGTGAAGTACTCGCCGCTGACTTATTACCAAAACTTGCTGATGTATTAACGCAAAAATATGGCTCAGGGTTAGCTATTGCGCTTAATAGTCCTGCACAATCATTTCGTAATTTAAAAACAGAAACGTTTGAATTTAATGAAGCATTAAGCCAAGTGTTTTTTGATGATTTTGCCTCAGGAGCACAAACGTTAGCTGATGGGTTAGAGGCTGTCAGTGGTCATCTACCAGAGATATTATCGCTAGCCGAATTATTGGTTGTTATTGTTGGTGGTCACTTGGCTAAAGCTTTTATTGCCAGTGGTAACGGGCTGATAGCTAATACCATAGCAAGCAATGCTAAATTACAATCCAACATTAAATTACAAGCAAGTGAATTAGTACTAGCAAAGTCAGCTCAACATAAAGCAATTCAAGAGCAGTTGGCCGCTAAGCGTTCATTGTCTATGGCAAAAAACACTTATTTACGCTCTGCTGCAATAAATAACTTAGCTGCTGCAAATACTAAAGCTATTGTTTCTGAGCGTGCTTTAACTGTAGCCACCAATGCTCACAATACAGCAATGAAAAAAGCCAATATTACCAGCCGTTTATTGAGTGGCAGTATGGCGCTTGTTGGTGGCCCTGTTGGCGTTGCGATGTTGGCAGGTTATGCGCTCTATGAAATGTCCACGGCAATGGGTGAAACCAGAACCGCAGCACAACAGCTTGAAGAAGATTTAGGCAAAACCACTAAAGCTATAGAGTTAATGACTCGTGCTGAATTGTTGTCAACTCAGGCAATGTACAACAAGGTTATCACTGAAAAGAAAACCGCCATTGAAGAGTTAAAAAACCTGGCAAAAGAACAAGCCGAGCAAGCAAATAATACTAACGGAAAGAATTCATCTACAGCGTATGGTGTTCAATCTTGGGGTACTAGTGAGGAAGCTAAAACTGCAGCTAAAGAGCTTGAAGTCTTAAAAAATGCGTTATCTGATGTTGAAGGTGCTTTATTTGATGCAGGTATGGAAGGCATACAATGGAATGAAAGAATTGTTAATGGCGCTGAATTAACCACTGAAACCGTTGTTGGGTTATCAAAAGACACACAAAGTTTAATAGATAAATTAGATCCATTAATGAGTTTGTCACGCCAATACGGTGAGGACATGAAAGGGTTACACCAAGCTTATAGCACAGGTGTTATCACGCTTAGTGAATATCAAAAATACATTGCATTACTTAATGTTGAATACAAAAAAAGCACAGCATCAAAAAACACTGATTTAACCGCTAACCAAAAATACATTACCGCTTTGTCTGAACAAATACACATGCTTAGCGCTACAGCCAAAGAAAAATTACTACATGCTAATTTAAGTCAATTATCTGAAGAGCGAACCCTTGCCGAAATAAAGGCAGTTCAAGACTTAACTGATGCGCAATATGAACAATTACAAGTTAATGCCAAAAAACAAGATGACAGCGAGTATTACCAAAGCGTTATTGACGGTGCTAGTGATATTAGTGAAAGCTGGAACACTGCTGGCAATGTAATTGTTAACACGTTTGGCACCATTGGCGAACAGCTAGAAAAGCTCGCACAACAACAAGAAAGTTACGCGAGTAAACAAAAGAAACTTGCTGCTGATAAACTTAAATATGCTGATGATCCAAAACAACTAGGCGAAATAGCCAAAGCTGAAAATGCACTTGCTAAACAAAAAGATGCAAATGCAATGAGCGAGATTAGCAGCTACCGTGCAATTACTGACTCAGCAGCCAGTATGTTTAGTGAAAACTCTAAAGGCCGTAAAGCAATGCAAGCGGCCAGTGATGTTTTTACTGCTATTGAGTTAGCCAATTCAGCGTTACGTATTGGTAGTTATGCTATTGAAGCGGTTGCTGCAGCATTTGCAGCGCCTTGGCCTATTGGTTTTGCCAGTGGCGCGGCAATGATTGCTATTATGGCAGGTTTAGGCGTTGCTGTTTCTGGCAGTGCAGGCTCTGCACCTACGTCAGCAGCAGACCGTCAAGAAAGCCAAGGGACAGGCACGGTACTTGGTAGTGATGATAAGTCTGCATCAATTTTAAATAGTTATGAGCGTATAGAAGAACTAGAGCTTGATCAATACGCTGAATTGCGTGAAATGAACACAAGCTTAAGTGACTTAAATAACAACATTACTTATTTAGCAACAAGCTTTGTTAGTAATTTTGGCAAGTTTGATGCTGAAAGCTATAGCGGTGAATTAGGGAAAACATCAAAATACAACAGCAATGGCCATTTTGAAAAGATGGGCAGTGAAGTGCTGTCTGTTGTAGATCCATTATTATCATCTACTGGCTTTGGTGACCCATTGGGCGGTTTGGTTGATAGCCTAATTGGTTCATTCAATACCACCAAAACATCACTCATTGACTCTGGCATTAGCATTGTTTCACAAACGCTAGGTGAAATTATTGATAGTGGTTTAGTCGATGCTCAGCAATATTTTGACATAAAAACAAAGAAAAAATCATGGTGGGGTTTATCTTCAAGCACGAGTTATGATACTGAATATCAAGACGTAGACCAACAATTACAACACGAAATGGCGTTAATTTTTGGCGATATTGGTAACTCAATAAATGCTGCCATTAACGTACTTGGCTTTGATGTTACTAAGAGCCTAGATGATTTTGTTATTGATTTGCCCAATATTAGCTTTAAAGACTTGTCCGGTGAAGAAATTCAAGCCCAGTTAGAAGGGATAATATCGAGTGAATCTGACAAAATGGCAACTTATCAAGTCCCTGCATTACAAAAATACCAGCAAGTTGGTGAAGGTTTATACGAAACACTGATCCGCTTAGCGCAAGAACAAGCTGTGTTTAACTCCGTATTAGAGATTACAGGCAATACACTTAGTAGTATTGATGCTAGTCAAACAGTTGAGGCAACTCAGGCCATCATCGGCTTTGCTGGTGGCATTGAAAACCTACAAAGCGCGGCAAGTGACTTCTTCAACGGGTTTTATAGCGAAGCTGAGCAATTTGAGTTTATGCAAAAACAACTCAATGCACAATTTGCTGCGCTTGGCCAAGAGTTACCAACAACGGCAGACGGTTTTAAAAACTTAATTTCAGCATTAGATCCACTTAACGAAGCAGACCAACAACTGTATGCGCAGTTATTATTGTTGTCTGGTCAATCTGCTGAATATTATGATGCTCTTCAAAGCACTATTGAAGCAGAGCAAGAGCTTGCTGATGCGAGAAAATCATTCAACGATGATTTAACTGAGCAGATTGCTCAAATGGATTTTTCACCACTTGAGCAATCGTTATATAACTTAAATTCACAATACGTTGAAGACTTAGCCAATGCTATCGAGTTAGGTGCAGACGTTCAGCTATTAGAAGTTTTTTACGGAAAGCAACGTACCGCAATTATTGAAGAGCAATTGTTAAGTGCGCAAACAACCTTTGATACAGCAATAACCGCCATAGGCGCAGACCTTGAAAAGTTAATAGACTCTATTAGCAATTCACGCGACGGGATTGCCGCCAGTATTCGTGATATTAAAAAACAAATGGGCAGCTTTGATGAAGTCGCTTTTATTAACTCAAACATTAATGGTTTGTATGATGGCATAGGCTCTGGCGATATAAGCTCACAAATTGATGCCGTTGAATCGTTAAATGATTTAATTATGCAGCGTTATGACTTAGAGCTTGAACAGCAAACACAAGCACAAGATGTTAGAACATCGCTGTATGAAGAAGAGCTTGCGCAATACGACAGTTTAAAATCAGCATTAGAAAGCATTAGCAGCTACAGCAAAGGCTTGTCGTTATCGTCTTACTCACCACTGTCATCGTCACAGCGTTTAAGTGTGGCATCGAGTGGTTTTTCAAGCGATGTGTCTGCAGCGCAAAACTTTGATTTAACGGCGCTTGAAAATTTAGGTACCAGTGCTGATGCATACCTTGAAGAAGCCAGACAAATGTTTGGTAGCTCTTCACAGTTCACCGCTATTTTTAACAGTGTTCAATCTTCGTTAAATCAAATAGCAAACTTAGATGCTAACGCACCTGTACAGTTATCAGTTGATGAGCTTTATCAAAAAGAAGCACTGCAGTTGCAAACAGGCGCTATTACCGAATTACAAAGTTTAGGTTTATTACTTGATGATCTAGAAGCACAAGCAAACAACCAAGCAGCAGCTGAAACCGTTGTTGTTACTGAGCAATTTAACGCACAAGTAGCGCTTATTGAAACAACCAACGAAATCAGCAAAGCGCAGCTTGAAAAGCAAACTCAACAAATTGTATTGGCTGAGAAGAACATTGAAGTCGCTACTGCACAGCTTGAATCGCAAAAACAAACAACGCAACAGTTAACTGAAACGGTTGCAAATCAAGCAAAGATAATTGACGTGTTGAATAAGCAATTAGACGCTCAAAAATCGGGTAATAGTAACCTAGATTTAACCGTTGCAGGCTTAGTTAGTCAACAGAGGCAAGCATAATGAACGATGCACAGTTTCAACAATGGCTTGCTATACCAAGTAACTTTCGTTGTCACTTAGTTGAAGTTGATTACCTAGACCAAGGCGAATTAAAAACCTTGTACTTAAGTGATTCACCTTTTCAAAGCGTGGCAACTGACACACCGCCACACATGCCGTATAACGATGTGATCATTGACGAAATTACACTTGGTCAACGTCTTGATGAAATATTTTATGGCCGTACAACAACCATACGTAGCACGCTGAAATTTTTATCTACCGAATTTGTGAGCAACTTATTGTCTTACGATGTAGAAGGTCAGCAAGTGCGTATTTATTTGGGTGATCCATCATGGCCAAAAAGTGATTTTCAATTAATTGCTCAATGGTTTGCACAAGACATAGAGCCAGATGGCAATAATTATAACATTCCGCTACTTGATGCTACTTACGCATTAGATGTGTCTATCTGTTCAACGTACGAAGATGGTATTGCCGAAGGAAAAAGCATACCGCGCGTTTTTGGCACTGTATTCAATGCAGAGCCTGTATTAATTGATGAACTAGGTGATGGTACTTATCAAATTAATGATGGTGCTATTACGAGTTTAACCGTGTTTGATGGCGGCTTGGCTGTGCCTGCTATTGTTGATTATGAAACCGGAATATTTACATTAAATACACAAGCCCAAGGCCGTATAACGTGCAACGTTATTCAAGCAGATAATACATGTTTTAGCATCGTTAATAGCCTATTAACCGAATCAGAAATAAGCGCTAAACAAGGAACGTTTTCAGCTGTTCCCAGCTACGAAATGGGCGCTTACATTAATGACAGTACCACGCGTCGAGATTTAATCGACGATGCTTGTGTCAGTGCAGGTTTTGCTTGGTGCATTAACAGTAACAATGAGTTTAAAACCATTAAATTTAATGGATTAACTGGCTCAGGTGTAGCGTTGCTCACGGATGATGATATAGATCCTGATTCGTTTACGGTAACACGTCGCGTATTGTCAGTACCTGCAGTAAATGTGCATTATGCAAAAAATTACACGGTTCAACCTGACGGCTTATTTGGCGCAGTGTCTACAGCTAACCGTGAATTACTTTCTAAAGAATATTCTGTTGTATCAGCAAAAAATGCTGACGTTGCAACAAAACACGCTAATTACCCTGAAATTAATGCCTATACATTATTAGTGCAAAAAGCTGATGCACAAAGTGAAGCGACACGCCGCGCAGCACTTAATACACGTATACGTAAAATTTACAGCATGAAAGCCTACGGCGCAGCAATCACCTTCACGGTGGGTGATGAGATAAATACCGAATTTGTGCAAGACCTGGGGAATACATGTTTGGTTATTGCGAATGAAGCAACTCCTGCATTAGGCTTGGCCGTAATAGAGATAATTCAATGAATCAAAAAATAAGAATGCTATTAACGAATGCAACCAACGATGCAACGTTAACATTAACCAAAGGCACTGAATTGCTATTTTTAGGTTTAGATAACTTAAAGAAATACTCCAACAGTCATATTTTTCGTACGGAAACGACCGACGAAATAGTGATAGATGGCACCTTTAATGGCTTAAAAAACTTAAGTGGTTTGGTAATGCACCGCCATAATTTAGGCGCTACAGCTAAATGGCGTGTAGAAATTTTCAGTGGTGACAAACAAAATGGCGAAGTTCTATTAGATACAGGTTTAATTGATGTATTTGAAACGAAACTATTAGGCGAACTTGAATTTGGTATTGATGACTTAGTTGAAGCAATAAATGATGAATGGGAAGTGCGCTACAAGCCACTTTGGTTTGCCACCATACTGGCTTGGTCATTCAGAATAACCATTCAAGACCCCGATAATACCAAAGGCTACATTGATATAGCGCGTTTGTATATTGGCCAATTGTTTGAGCCAACTGTTAACTTTAGTTTAGGCAGCATTAATCAAGTTGATGCTGATGAAGAGTTAATTAGAACCAAAGGCGCAAGCTTACATACGGTGAAAAAAAGTAAGCAGTTTAGGCGTTTTTCTTGGCAGTTTAAATATTTACCTATTGATGACCGTGCAGACTTTTACGATGCCGTTTATCAAGGAACGTCTGCTAATGATTGGTTCGTTTCTTTATATCCTGGCACAGGTGGAAAGCATGAACACCACCATGCAATGGCCTGTAAATTTACAACCTTACCCCCTTTTAAACATAACTTAGATCTTAATTGGCAAGCGCCAGTTGCAATAGAGGAATGCTAATGGCCGAGCCACTAGAAAACTTACCTGAAGACTTTGATTTTCACCCTTTACATGGCGCTCAAACTTACATGAGCAATTTAGCGTTAATGGCCAGTGTTTTTAAACAAATGCACGCAGGATATAACGCGCAAATACAATCAGGGACTGATGCAGCAACTGCACTTTCTGCGTGCTTACAAGCATTAGCAGACAACTTAGAAGCAAGTGCAACTCACTTGCCGTTACCGTCAGGCCAAGCAAACAAAATCCTACAATCTCAGGG